ACCACCACGCCGCTTGACCTGCATACCCTGAATCATTTCCTTAGCCTGAGCGCCCGCCCCTGCCAGTGGGTTCTGCCCTGCGTAGTAGCTGAACAGGGCATGATTGACGGCATTGAATACCTCTTCATCTGCCCGTCCCCCGGTGATCGGGTTGATTATTCCAGTGTTCTGTCTGGTTCTTTGGGAAGGGTCTGCCTCGACTACCAGCTCAACGGCGAATCTGGGCTCAATCAACTGAGCGTCAACCATTTGATTCACCAGGCTTGCCGCCTCCTGACTGATAGCTATACGCCGGGCATCATCGAATCCAAGCAGGTTAGCCCCCTTGTCAATCAGGAAGGAGCCCGCATCACTGAGCATTCCGGTCAGTGGATTAGCCACCGTTAGCGATCCTGATCAGGTCCATATCGGACATCATAGCCATCCGAGCCTTGCGCTCCTGCTCGTCCATCATGTCCTGCATCTGCTCCTGGTTGTCTAGCTGATCACCGAATGCCTTGATATTCGTATGGTCTATCACAGCACCAGCCTTCTCGGCCTCTACCTGCGCCTTGATGCGATTGGTCTGAGCGTTGAATACATCAACCTGCGTCTTGGCCTGCTGCGCCACGGCTTCGTTCTGCTGGTCCTGAGCTTGTAGTTGTATCTTCAGGGTCTCGTTCTGGACCTTCTGAGCGTCTATCTGAACCTTCATCATATCGGCCTGAGCCTTCATCTGCTCTGCCTGAGCGAGCAGCATGGCAGCGTCAGGAGCCTGTCCCTGAGCCTGCATCATCTGCTTGGCCTGCATCTCCTGAAGCTCTTCCTCGGTCATCTGTGACGGCGGGATCAAGCCCTGAGAGATCATCTGCATCCGCTTGCGCTCTGCAATCTGCGATGCCGCGGGAGTAGATATGTTCTGAAGCAATAGATCACCGGCTATCTGCATCAGAGTCGGATCGGTCTGAGCCAGAGCGGTAATGGCCTCGATGGTCTCCTGCTGACGGTTTCTGAAGCTGGGTCCAGCCCTGCAGGTAACGTCATAGCTGCCCACCTGCATATCATTAACAACCACCACCTCACCGGTATCGTTATCAATGACCTTCTGGTTCAGGTCTACCATATCGTAGGACTCATCCTCACGGAGTATCCTGACCTGGCGCTGAGTGTCGTAGATCGCGGGGATCGCATCCTTGATCAGCCTACCAGTGGCCGCTACAGCGATCTCTACACCCTTGCTGTACTTGAACGTGCCATTGGAGCCCCGATCCTGCAGTTGACGTATAGCAACGCCTGACTGAAGTCCGGGATTGTCTCCCATGCTGGCAGCGAACATACCCGCCGTCTGACCGATAATCCCACGCATGGCCTCGGATATCGTGCGAAGTCCGGGGTTGATCTGGGCTCCGCCTTGCTGCTGCGGCACTGCAGGGGTCTCAGGATCTACGTTGTAGAATTGAACCGGGTCAGCGTTAGTGTTCAGTGTCTGAAGCTGAGCCTCATGGCCTGATGCCTGAGCAGGGGTCATCCAATACTTCGCCCTCGGCGCTAGAGCCCCTTCCTCAATCTCACGCGATACGCTGTAGTTCATCACCCGCTGGGGATCGAGCAGCTTCTCTACAACACCCCAGTAGATTGTCTTGTTCTCGAATATCTTGAAGTTGGCATAAGTCGGGACCACTGGAATCCGTGAGAATACGGTCTCCTTCTTTTCTTCAAGGAAGTCTTTCGCATCAAAGTACCTGCTGCAAACGTAATGCTTCTTCCGCTTTCGGCGCTTGACCTCAGTCACACCAATGGCCGCCAGGTCATCTACTACCTTCTCGAAGTCATCGTTGACCTCATGCACTTGACCATTGGACATCAGCACCAGATCGCGGTCTTCTGACTCCAGATACAGAAACTCACCGACTATAACTACCTCGGCCTTGTCGTAGTAAGCCTCACCGTCCCGGCTGTCATCCACGCTCTCACCAGAGCCCTCGGGCCATCTGGCCTCATATTCATCCTTAGCCATAGGATGCAGCACAAAGGCATACCGGCTGTCTGACTTGTCCTGGTTCTCTGCCGCGGGATCGAACCACACCCGGTCAACGAAGTTGCCGATATGCTCAATCGCTAAGTCTTGGTCAAAGGTATTGTCGCTGACGTACTTCTGGACCACCCGCCAGCCATCCATGCCGCCGATAACCATATTCCGCGCAGCCTGGGCATACACGGTCTTGGCATT